TTCGTACCCATAGTAATGTCATCACCTGCAACTGTTAAATCACCTGTGATACTTAGGTTTCTAAAACCACTTACGTCTTTATTAGAGTCAGCCACCACTGCTTTGGATGCTACAACTGTACCTGCTGTTGATCCGTCAAGTAAATTTAACTCTGAAGCCGTGGATGTTACACCATCAAGAATGTTTAACTCTGCGACTGTAGAGGTTATACCGTCTAGTGCATTTAATTCTGAAGCAGTAGCAGTAACACCATCTAAGATATTTAACTCTGAAGCAGTGGCTGTTATCGCAGTGCCACCTAATGTTAGTGATCCTGATACATCCAAGTTACCGTTTAGGTCAACTGTTGTGGCCGCAAGCTGTATCTCTGTATCTGCTACAAGGTCGAGTTGTCCATCGGTACTCGAATTGATGTATATAGCTGTATCTCTGAATTGTAACTTCTCTGTAGAAGCAACAAGTATGTCGTCACTAAACTCAAAATAATCCTCATCTTCCATCCATTTAAGGACACCATCAGATGTTTCACCATCAAATGTAATTGTTATATCTGTTCCTGCAGTTCCTGCACCGAACGTAAGCGTGTTGCCCAACAGCTTAGTTATAGGACCTCCTTCGTTGGCTGTGCCATCGTGAGTGTGTCCACTACTCGCTTGGAAGGCTGCTAATAACTGATTGAACTCATCATTGGTATGAGCCGCAGTTATAACGTCTCCGTCAGTGTAAGAAGATTGTCTTGTGTAGGTTGCTCCCATTTATCTTCTCGCTCCTAGTTGATACTCTAACTGAAATCCTTTTAACGAATAAGGTGCAGTTGTTCCCCCATCATTCACTCGTAAAGCTACTGAAAACCCAGATCCTTCTACTGGCTGTCTTACAAGAGGTTGTGATGAACCACCGTAAGTGGGTGTTCCGTAAACGGCTGTACCATAAATCGCTGCTATGTCTGATGAATCAAGGGGATAAGCTGCAGGTCGTGCTGAGTCTTTACTTTCGTAATCGTATCTAACGAACAAGTCTGCATCGATAGATGATTCAGGTGCATAGTTTATTATCACCCTTTGCATGTTCTTTCGTATCCCCGGATCGTTCATTGTAAGATCTGGACTACGATATCTTCCGTTTATAGCCGTGCCATCAAAATCGTTACCTGACTCTTGCCTGTATACAAATCCATCACCTGATCCGTGTAATGCTATCACGTTTCCTGAAGATACAAACGTGTCTGTAGATGTTGGTCTAATTCCTTTTATCTCCGAGAACTCAAACTGTTGTCCTCTAAGAACACAGATAACTCCTTCCGTAGAGTTTTCTGCTACATTTGATTTTGTAAAAAATATTCTGTACTGTGTTTTATTTGGTATCACTATTGATGTAAAACTACCAGAGTTAGCTAAATTATCATCAAACAAACTTTGCACGTTAGAACTTATTGTACCCAATTCAACGTCACCGATTCTTGCAGTACCTGCGATGGTACGTAGTCCATCAGGGCCTAAGAATATAAGGTCACCTGCAAATTCCTGTATAGTTTGTCCGTTTACACAACCTATGTTTCTTGTTACAGGTTTGACTGCAAAGTCAGACAACGATGATCCAGTGAGTTGAAATATTCTGTTTTCACAAAATATAAATAAGTTATCACGGAATACCTTGAGTCCTGTTATAACGTCATCAACCTTGATGCTACCTGCACCAGATCCACTGCTAAACGCATCTTCATCAAACGGCTGGCTAAATACAACTTCTTGTGGTGTGCTTGATTTACCTGCATAAAACATGTGATCTTTAAATGCAGTTACAAACTTTGTACCAGACACAGAACTTTCACTTACATCTGTTGCAGTAAATGATGAGTTGAACACTGTCGGTGCATTTGCACCATCTGCAACAATTAATTTATCGTTACCATCAAAGTTAAATCTTTGGAATGTATACACGCCTGCACTACTTCTACCAGTGTCACGCTCTGTCCAACTTGAACCACCGGGAGTAGCACTAAATATCTTTTCACCTCTCGCTGCAACAACACTTGATCCGAATGTTGCAACCATTAAGACCTCTTCACTTGACGCACTTGTTTGTGGCACAACTGCTGTAACGTATTTACTGAAACCACTTATTCTTCTGTAGCCACCTTCGATGTCAGGCTCAAAATTAAGAAGCTCAAGTGCTTGACCGGGTTTCATTATGAATGTAGATTGGTTAAGGACTAACCCACCTTCACATACAAATGGAAACGCACCTGTCTGACTTAACTCTGGCATTAGACGGCTCTCATATATAATTGTTTGTTAATTAATTCTACACGCATACGTTTGATTGATTTTTCAAACTGCAGTTGTGCAAGTTGTGCATTTTGCACTTCACCACGTAAAGTAAACGCATAATACTTTGCTCGTTCTATTATTACGTTTTCAAATCTATCAGGTATATCTGAGGTATCTGTTGATGCACTCAATGCTGTGTGTGTAGCGTAATAATAATATTTTACGGTGTATGTGCTTTTATCAGGCACAGGAGACAGACCAATATTATTCTGTGGATCTTCGTAGACATACACTGGTATGGCTCGTGAATTACCTGTTGGATCTGTATCTCTTTCGTGATAGTTGTCAAGATACTCACTGTAAGTTAAGAACTCAAGTGTAATTTCTTTCTTGTCTGCAGCTTCAAGAAATGTAAAGCTATCAAAGTCTACAGTCTTTGTGTTTGTTGTGCTTAATGCAGATCTAGTGTAAAGACGTGTACCTGCAGTAGTTGTAAAACTTTTGTTAACGACTGTAAAGGGCCACTCGGTATCTGCATTTATTATATCGTCTATTGCACGATTAACATAATCTTTTACTGCAGTTTGTATACCTCTTGATGAAGAAAAATTAGAGCTTGTTAGCTCTACTTCGTTTAGATCTCTTAGTACGTTGTTGATTAATACTAGATAACTGCTCGCCATGTTTTAGCTTCTCTTGGACTTTTTTAGTTTCTAAATAATCTTTTCTTTTTTTGGCTTTGCGAATCGGACTATTTAGTTTTTTGTTGATGTCTGCTACTTGCTGTGGAGTCAGTAGTTTGTAAGGTTTGGTATCAGTCGGTATCAGTAATCGTAAATTTTTTTTTTAGTTTAATTACTCGGTACTTACCCACTCTTACGTGCTTTCTTTAATTGTTCTTTTGCTCGTTTTGCTATTGCTACAACCTGCGTCTTACCCATCACTTTTGCACGTTGCTCCATGACTGTAAGGATTTGTATCTTTCTCGCATACGGTTTATTGATTCTTTTAACTTTCGCAACCGTTGCTCTGGCATCAGCAGGTGTAGCGAATTTGATGCTAACCGTGTCTCTAGGGTTTTCATCTGTGTATAAACGTCTGTCGCTACCTTTTGGCTTTTTGCCTGTACCAACTTTAGGATCTCTTTTCTTCTTTTTCACTTTCTACTTCTTTCACTACGTTCTGCATCATTGTATTTAATACTTTTAATTTTTCATTTGCAGTTATAACTTCGTGTAGTGCTTGATCGACCATATTTAAAGCTGCGTTGTTGTTATTTAATACAGCTTGTGCATTTTCAATTTGTAGTTGATATTGAAAAGCTAACGCTTGTGCGGCTAGTTTTTTCATAGAGATGCTCCTTTTTAGGATTATACAGATAGACTACTGATTTGTCAATATTATTTGTATTCCATATAAACCAAAGCTAACAAGAAACAAAAGCCTGCGATCATCACTAAGACTATAAAATATGTTAAATACTCTAGCAGTTCTTCTCGTCTTTTTTCTGCCATCTTTTCTGCATATCTTCTAGACTTACGAGCTTCGGCTTGAAAGGCTTGCCAGTCTTGCCACAATCCCGGTCTACCTAGATATATCATAATTTTTTTAAGTTCTTCTTCTTTTTCTTTTATCTGCTCAAGAGCCATAAACTCTTCGAGATCAGATCCACCCCCACTTGCTTTTTTCTTTTTTGCTTTTTTCTCTATTTGTTCTTTGGCGAATACAAAGTCAGAAATTTGTTTTACACATCCTCCTAGTTCTTTTCCGTTGGAAACGAAACTTTTAATCACCGAGAAAGCAGCGTTGGCCGCAGCTAATTCTGCTAACATGGTATTCCCCTTACTTATTTATTGGTTTACAATATGCTGTTATTTTTTTATTACCATCCTCGTGTGGTATTGTCGGTTGTTTGGTTAGACGTTCTGCAAAGTATAGACACGTATCGATGTTCTCAAACCTTTGCGTCTGATTCACTATCCTGTCGTCTATCATGAAGATCAGTAGAAACTCTATCATTATGATGGCAATCGCAAGAACAATCTTCGCAGTCGCAATCGTAACATTCGCAAGTTTCGCATCTACGTTTTTGTTCCATCTGCTCTTGATGCCGTCTAGCTTTTCGTGCTTCTACTTGAAATCTTTGCCAATCTTGCCAAAGTCCGGGTCTACCTAAATAGATCATCATTTTCTTGAGTTCTTCTTCTTTTTCTCG